CTTATGAAAGCCGTGGATCGCAAGCAGCCAAGCAGCAAGACGATTACACCGCACAAACCAGAGCGCGCACCAAAGCTCTTGCGGAACGGGCAGCCAAGTTTAGCAAGGATCACAAGGTCAGCGTTGATCGCGTAGCTGACGCCTTGGACTTGGCAACCACTGAGATTGACGAAGCAACCGGCATTGAAGGTTCTTTGGCGTTCTTATTGGAATCTGTCGGAGAAGGTAGCGAGCGCGTGGGCTACCACATCGGTACTGATAAAGGCAAAGATGAGCTCGACCGGATCAAAGGCTTGCTGTCGAAAGACAAAACAGGCATGAGCGCAGCCACTTACATGGCGCGCATGGTCAGCCGACTCACGCCGAAATACTCGAAACAGATCAGCAAGGCTCCAGATCCTGACCAGCCTTTAAAGGGTGACGGCAGCACGCCTTCCAGTCGCAAATTACAGGAAGCTTATGATAAGGCTTCTGAGACAAGCAACATGGAGCGTATGCGGGAACTCAAAAGAAAGGCTGAGCAGCTTGGGGTTAAGCTAAAGTGAAGGGAATACTGTAATGGCTAACCAAACGGCTAAGAATATCCTGGCGTTTTACGACGAAGCAAGTAAGCAGCTAAGCACCAACAACACCTTTGCTGACAAGATGGACCTATCATCTATCTCAGGCGTGGACATGCAGAACTCCAACAACGTCTATTGGAAGACTGTAGAGCAACAGGCGCCTGTGATTGGCGGCTTTGATTTGTCCGGCGTAACGCCTGGCAATATCATCGCGCAAACCTACCCGCTGAACGTAGGTGTGCCGCGTAACGATTACTTCACTCTGCGCACTGAAGAGCTGCGCGATACTCGCTTCATGAAAGATCGCGCCAAGGCAGGTGCAAACCGCCTTAGTTCAGATTGGAATAAGCGCGCCGCTGAACTGGCATCAACCACCGGCTCAATGTATTACGAGTCTGCCTCCACCGGTTACGACTTTGTAGCCGAAGCCCGCACCATGATGACTGAGCGCCAGTTAAACGCAGACACCGGTTCAAGCTTTTTCCTGACACCGCGTAACAACCAGATTATGGGCAGCGACCTTGCTTCACGCTCACTTTTCCCCAACAACCGTTCTGACAAGGTTTACAGCACAGGCATGATTGGCGAGCAGGTAGCCGGCTTCGGTCTGTTTGAGGCGCCCACATACGGCATTCAGGCAGCTGCGGTTAACGCAACCACTACCACAGTTAATGGCAACGTAACCGAAGTTCCTGAATCGTTTGTTACCGTGTCTGGTTCAATTCAGAACGTTGACTATCGCCCTGGCACAGTATCGCTAACCTCAGCAGCAAACTTCCGGGTAGGGGATGTCGTTACTTTTGCAGGTGTTAACTCTGTTGGCTTAGCTGACAAGACTGACACCGGCCAGCTGATGACCTTTAAGATCATTGAGGTCAACACTAACGACATCGTTGTGTACCCGAAGCCCATTGCAGCCAACCAGGCTGGCATCACAACCTCACAGGCAGCGTATGCCAACATTTCAACGGCTATCATGAATACCATGGTAGTCAGCAAGGTGAACGTGGCAGGCGGCCAGTCAAACAGCTTTTGGGCTAATGACTCCATGTGCTTCGTAAACGCTGACGGTAACCTGAATGCGCTGAATGACTTTGACGGCATGAAAGTCGATAGTCAGACCCTGGACAACGGTATCAAGCTGTACATTGCGTATGATGCTCGGCTGGATACGTTGAATTGTAGAGTTAGGTTGTTCACCTGGGGAGGCTTGGTCAACAAAGATCCTTCACGCAATGGAAATGCTGTTTTCGCGCCCTAAGCGGCGGTAAGTTAACGGAATAACTGGCCCCTCACATAGAGGGGCTTTCTTTATCCTGTAAATCCATACTCCCCGTGAATTTCTGCGCTAGATTTGCGGTATGCAACACCTTATCTTAATTCCCGCGCAGTTAATTTTGTTATAACCATTGCACCGGTTGTATTTTAGCCTCCTTCAATCCAAGGGAATCCCATGATCTACCTATACACCACCGAACCAGACGAACTTTGCCACAAGGTGAGTGAAGGAATCTATGGGCGCCCTGTGAACACCTATGCCCAACCTGGCCTGCGTAAGCTAGGATGGGTTTCCGATCCCGCAACCTTAAAGGTAGAAAGCCATGTACGGAATGAAAGGAAAACCAGCGAAGAAGCCAGCGAAAAAGGGCAAGAAGAAGCCCATGATGAAGTAACAGACTTGGCAGTATGGTCTGCGGCTTATAACCAGAAGTTTGGCCGCAGGCCGCATCACCGCATGAAAGTTGATACCATCCGGCGTGAGGTCGAGGAATCATGACTAAAGCAGAATTGGCCGATCGTATTTTAAGAGCTATCGGCGTTAACACCCGCACCAGCTCTGCAAATCCCGCTGAGATACAAGACACCTTAAAGATGGCAGAAGACTGGCTGCTATCTAACAACGCCGTTGGCCGTCGCTTGGGCTACATCGTGTCGGACGGAGATCCAGACCCCGCCGAAGAGACTGGCCTGCCTGACTGGTCAATCTTGGGCATCACATACTCCGTTGCTGAAATGGCCTGCACTTACTTTCAGACAGATTACACGGCAAGCATGGCTCGCCTGGCTATGGCCGGCATGCAGACCATTACAAACCGAACTGTAGAGATCCAGAGTGTTCAGTATCCAAGCAGGTTCCCGCGCGGCGCTGGAAATAACACAACCTACGGGCCAAAGTTCTACCATCCTGCCAACCGCGTTGTCACGCATCAAGACTTCCTAACCGATGAGGGTGACAGCCCTGTAACCACAAGTTCGGGTGATTCCTATGATTCATAGGGGCGCACAATGAAGCTGCCGCTGATTAAAGGCACGCGCATTGATTCTAACGCAGAATGGCGTGATTCTTTGCCGCGTAATATGACAGGTTTTTATCAGGCTGTTGGATCATGGACGGGCTACCTGCGCACCACTGACGGGCTAAAAACGTTTGCCACAGGCTTTGGTAAAGATCGAGGTGGCATCTGGTCAGATCGCTTTAAAGAGCACTACCGGTTGTCCGGATCTGTCTTTATGACGCTTGACGAGTTTGGCGTTGCAACCGATGTTAGCGGCGGGACAACTGTGCCAGGCTCTAACCCTGCCCGCATGAGCAACAGCTTTAACTCAGTTGCCTTTGTGGCTAATGGCGAATACTACCGCTATGCGTCCGACACCCTGACATTAATCGCTAGACCTGAAGGCGCTGAACCTTTTATTGATATGTGCTACATCGATGGCTATTACATCTTTGCTGACAGCGAAAACCTTTGGAACACTACGCTAGCTAACGAAGCAGTTTTTAACGCCAATGAACGTGCCGGTTCAGACTTTGCGCCAGATGACATCGTAGGCGTAGGCAAGTCGTCAGACAATAAGCTTATGGTGTTTAACCGGTATACCACAGAGCGGTTCTATAACAACGCCGGGGCATTGTTTCCTTTTGCCCGTATACCTAACGCCGCCATTCCTATTGGCATTGTTGGAACGACCGCTAAAGCGGCCATAGGCGACGGGCAATGGATAGTGTTTGGCGGCTCAAAAGAATACAGCCCATCTTTCTACTTAATGACCAATTCTTACCAAGGAATTAGCACAAAAGAAATTGATTCAATAATTGATACTTACTCAGATTTTGACCTTGCTAAAATAGAAATTGAATATCGTGATACACGGGACCAAGGGCTGGTTATCTGCTATTTACCCAGAGATGTGCTTGTTTTTGACGTAACGTTAAGCCGTCAGCTACAAGAAAACATTTGGTACACATGGGACAGCAACTCTGTAGCGTATCGCGCAATTCACGGAGTATATGACCCGCGCAACATAAGCGCCTCTGCCTCAGGCTGGATATACGGCGACAGGCAAGACGCAACGATAGGTCGATTAGATCAATCTGTTTCGACACAGTACGGTGAAGAGATTGAATGGGAATGCGAGACTCCCTTAGTTCGAGTTGGCGGAATCGTGAAAGTGGTGGAGGTTGTTGCTGCGCCAGGCCACTCTTCTATAAACGATGATGTGGTCTATCTGTCCACAACCAAAGACGGCGCGCTATATGGCCCTGAAGTTCTGCTAGCACGTGGCAACATAGGCGATTACCAGCACAGAACCATTGAAAGGCGCTTAGGGGATTACCCTTGCTGGATGGGGGTTAGGTTGCGCGGGTACTCTAAAGGCGTCTACAGCGTAACGGGGCTAGAAATTAATGAGATCTGACAATTTAGTAAGCTACGGCGATTTAGAGCGCATTGGTTGGCCAAACTTCCTGATAGAGGACTATCTAGGCAGGGTGCGCGAGTTAACGCCACAGAGAGGCGCTGACACTGACCCTAATGGCATTTACTCGGCAAACGTGAATGGCATTTACGTTGACACAGCAACGCCGGCATTGTGGTTCAACCCTACGCCTGGGGAGTTTACAGGATGGATAGTACTTTAGCCTTTACGCCATACTCTGGCGACCTTATTGGCTTGCCCGTTAACAAGAATCATCTGGTATTCCGATGGAATAAACCTAATTGCAAAATCCTGTTTTCAGTATCACGACGGGGCAGTGCTGCATCTTGCCACTTCGCAAGTAATAAACCTGGCCTGCGTTATATCAAACAAGCCATCGCCGCATTTGTTCAATTTGTGTTCTGGATATTTGATTGGTGTATAATGGTTATAGCGCAAGTTAACACCCCAAGCGTAGGTAGATTAATTGAAAAGCTAGGGTTTGAGGCATTTGCAGATTGCGAGGAAGGCACACTATACATGAGGCAAAATCATGAGCTTTGTTAAAGATACGTTTAATGCAATAACAGGGCGTGGCGCTCAAAAAGCATCACAGCAAGCTGCAGGCACTCAAGCTCAGGCGCAACAAAACGCCTTAAACTATATTCGCGAAACTGAACAGCTTCCGCAACAGTTTAGGCAGAATGCAATTAGTCAGCTGGGCGGCTTGTTCGGCTTGCAAGGTGGCGACCCTAACGCTCAACAAAACGTGCAGAATAGCCCGATTTTTCAAGCAACACTTGGACAGATCCCTCAACAGGAAGAAGCCATTCTTCGTAATCAATCCGCTACCGGCGCACTACGCACGGGCGGAACTGAAATGATGCTTGCCGATAACCAGCGAACAAATGAATTAAGCGCCTATCAAAACACACTGGGCGGCTTACAAGGCTTGGCGAGCATCCCATCCAACACCAATCAGGTTGCAGGCGGTATGGCTGGCATTGGTCAAACTCTGGCGCAAGGGCAAGCTGCAGGCGCTAACGCAAGACAGCAAGGCATCGGCAATACAATTGGCCTTGGCCTGAATGCGCTTTCATTAGCCGGATTCTCAGACATTCGCTTAAAAGACAACATTTCACACGTAGGCGAGCGCTATGGTCAAAGCTGGTTTACATGGGATTGGAACGACACAGCCCGCGTTCTGGGCCTCTCTGGAAGCTCTGAAGGCGTTATTGCCGACCTGGTTAAAACTATGCGCCCCGACCTTATTGGCGAGCGTGACGGCTACCTTACTGTCAACTACAAAGCACTAGGAGCGTCGTAATGGCTAACCCTTTTACAGTTCAGCCCCTTGGCGGAATACAGGGCATTAACCAGATCAACCAAGGCATGCAGAATATTTCCAACACCTCGCAGGCCAATCAAGCAGAAGAGCAGCGACGAGCAGTAATGAGCCAAGCGCAAGATGTGTTAAGCCGTGGCGATCCACAAGAGATTGCACAGTTTTCTTTGCAAAACCCTGACATTGGGCGGCAAATACAAGGGTCAGTTCAGTTCAAGAACGACGCTACTAGGCAAAACATGATGCAGGGTATGCAGCAAATAATCGCGGGCGGCAATCCTGAGCAAATACTCAATCAGCGTGCGCAATTTGTTGAGTCGCAAGGTGGTGACGCTACACAGACGCGTCAAGAGATTGAGGTTTTGCGAGCAGATCCTGAAGGTTACATTCGGCAGGTCGAGAATTCCTACGCGCTTATGGACCCTGAAGGCTTTACCGCATTTAGAGAAGCAAGAGGAGGCCCTGGGGGCCCTGACTTTGGCAAGGTGCAACCCGGTGACTTTACGCCGGCATCTTTGCAGACTTACGGGCAAAGCGGTGACTTTAACGACCTTGTACGATACGAGTCTTCTAAATCCGTAAACATCGGCGGCGTGCCGCACGTCTTTGACCCTTCCCGCGGTCAGTTTGTTCCGGCATCATTGCCAAACAGCGGCGCTGGCAATCAACCATCCACACCAATTACAGCTCAGACAGTTGGAGAAAGTGAAGCCGAGATAGAGGGTGCAAAAGAAGGCGCCAAGCTAAACGCACAGTTAGCATTTAAGCCGGCCATTGCCGAAGCCGTTAAGACCGCAGAAGCAAGCGCAAAATCTCGGGGCGAATCGCTGTCAGAGCTTGGCAGAGCGAAAGCTTCGTTGCCGGGCTTAAAAGAAGTGGTTAACAAACTGATTACACTTTCAGATGTGGCAACTTACACCCTAGCCGGCAAAGGATTTGACGAAGTTACTAAGCAGCTAGGGTTTGGGGCAACAAAAGGCGCAACGGCAAGGGCCAAAATGGAATCATTAGTAAGCAACCAGATTTTACCTTTGCTGAGAGATACATTTGGCGCTCAGTTTACCGAGAGAGAAGGTGAAAGCTTACGCAAGACAATGCTGGACATTGACGCCGCGCCTGAACAAAAGAAAGCTATCCTTAATTCTTTCTTTGAGCAAAAAATTCGAGACATTGAAACAAAGCAAAGCACTTTAAATGAACAGTCACCTTCAGGCCAATCTGCTGGCATGAGCTCTGAAGATGCGGACGCAGTAATCAACGAGTTACTGGGGCAGTAATATGGCGCAGCGTCAAGAAGTTATAGATAGGGTAAAAGCAAGATTGATTGACGGATCTTTAACGCAAGATCAAGCGCGTAAGGTTCTGCAATCAATGCCTTCTCAAGGACCTCGGCCTCAACTACAGCCCACTGTAGCTACCCAAGAGCCGGCGCCTCAGCCTGCTCAATCGCAAAGGTTGCTTGGCAGTGCAGGCAGCGCCATATCAAGCGCAGCCTCTAGCGTAAGCGAGATGTTTACCGGCTCAGAACGAACAGGCCGGGACATTGAGCGAACACCAAGCATTTTTCAGTCTGATTTTTTAGGAGACTTGCCCCCTAGCCAGAAAGCCAAGATTGTTGGCCTTGCACAGATAACGGCAGACCCTAACGAGCTTGCGCAGATTATTCAAGAACAGGTTCCCGACACGCAAATTCAGTACAACAGAGACGAACAGGGCAATGTCTACCCTGTGTTACGCCGTCCTGATGGTCGTGCAGCTATGCTTGATAAACCGGGAATGGATCTATTAAACATGGGTCAGTTAAGCGCTGACATAGCTGCATTTAGTCCGGCAGGAAGAGTTGCAGGGGTTGTCAGAGGGGTTGCCGCAGGTACGGCTACAGAAGCCGCTCGCCAGGGTGCTCAGTCTAGTGCCGGCGGTGAATTTGACGGCGCAGATGTTTTGCTTGCTGGCGGCATAGAGGGAGTGGGTAGGGCCGCGGAAAAAGGAGTAGGAGCGGCATACCGAGGCATTACCGGTACGCCAACAGATGAAGTATTAGACGTTATAAGTGCAGGGCGAGAGTTTGACGTGCCTGTTGCAACAAGTGACATATTCCCGCCAAGAACAGCGGCAGGAAGGGCTGGCCAAGTCATGTCTGAAACAGTCCCAATTGTTGGGACTGGCGGTATGCGAGCGTCACAGCAGGAGGCAAGAGTTCAAGCCGTAGATCAGTTTGTTGATAGATTTCAAGGCGGCAGTTATGAGCAAATTATCCAATCCTTAAAAAGCCAACGCGACAAGATTAAAAGTGCAGCCGGTAAAACTTATGATCGACTAGCGCCTAAGCTAGCCACGGCAAGCGAAGAATCCGGTAGCATTGGGTTTACTAACGCAGAATCAGCCATTGATAAAGCGCTAAACACTCTTACAACACCTGGGAGAAAATCATCCGACAGGGCTGTTGATTTGCTGGTCGATATTCAAGAGACCATAATTGGCCCTGGACAAACATTTCAAAACGTAAAATCAAACCTTGGTGCATGGCAAGAAGCTATTGAATCAATTGATCCCGCCATACGCAGCCAAATGACTTCTCAGGATAAAGCCGAAATACAAGGCGTTTTGCGGGCAATTCGCAAGGATCGGGATTCTTTTGCAGAGTCTGTTTTAAGCCCTAACGAGTATCGCCAGTTAAAAAACGCTGATCAAGCTTATGGCGACATGGCACAGACAATGAAAAAGACCAGAATCAAAAACGTACTTGATAAGGGTGATATGACTCCCGAAGTCGCTAGGAACCTGCTATTCTCAAATAAACCAAGTGAGGTAAATCAACTTTATCAGGGGCTAACCAATGAAGGCAGGACAAACGCGAGAGCTACAATTATCACTGATATTTCTCAGCGGCTATCTAACCGTGCATCTGGTCTTACTCCTGATGCGCTAGCAACAGAGCTTAGCAAGCGCAAAGAAGTTCTTGATGTGTTTTTTCGCGGCGGTCGCAGAAAAGAACTTAATGGATTTTTGCGCCTATTAGATTCTACACGTCGCGCTCAAAAAGCGGATAGCACGTTTGGGCTTGCGACTGGCCAGCAGGCAATACCCTACATTGTTGGCGCTGGTGCCGTAATTGAACCAAGCGTAGCTGCGGCATTTGCAACGGTTGGCGGTCTTGGCAAGCTTTACGAGTCTCCAAGAGTCAGGGGGATACTTGCGCGCATGGCCTCTGTTGAGCCTGGGTCTACTCAATTTGAGCAGCTTACCGGCCTTTACCGACAGGAAATATCTCGTGTTGCTCAGTCATTAAAGGATGAGCAGGTTCCAGAAAATCTAACCGGTGAGGAAGCCGCGCAATGACACCAATTCAGACCAATAAAACCGTATTCTTTGACAAAGAAGGCCTAGCGCTTAACGGCTCAATATACATCGGTCAGCCTGGGCAAGATCCGCGCACAAACGCCA